AACTTAAGTTGTTCAGCGATAGACCTATACTTCTGTCTATCTCCTGACCTGAAGAAACCTTTAACCTCAATATAATAATCACCTCTTACAAAGTCAGGGGTATAGTTCTTACGTATAGTATATGCTACCCTATGTGGTTCATATTCCCACTCACTGATACCTAATAATTGGTGACACTCCTTCTCTAGTTTACTTCTATATTTGTTATTTTTTGTTATCGTCATAAAAATTATTCAGTTTGTTACCATTCTCATCAATCTCAACAGCCTTAGGTTCTCTTTTAACAGTAGTTAAGTATCTAGGACCTGTAGAGTATAAGAAAGTTCTTAAACCTTCATCCTTCCAACATTCTTGTTTATAAGCACAGTAGCTACAACCTACAGCTAACTTCATATTACCAGACTTACCATCTGGCACTGGCTCATAACATCTCTTAGGTGGTTCATCATTCTTTACTACCTTCTTAATATTCTTAATTCTATCAGTAATACTAAAGAAATTCAGTTTAGACCAATACCACTGTGATTCGTCTGCCATATCATACTTAAGATAAGTTAAATGGCCATTAGTCTTGTCCATTACTAACCAACCTACATCAGTAGTGTCCTCAGCATAAGCATAACCTTTGATCTGGTCGATATAACCGAAAGGGTCATCGTTCACTAGACTACCGTCTTTAAACTTCTTAAATCCAAAAGGTGAGGCTGATTTAACATCGGTTAGTACACCATCAATCTTACAGTCCATAGAGCCTTTAATACCATCAACTTTAGCTTTCTTCTGCTCGTCAGTAACTTTATGTCCCGAAAGCTTAGCTAGAGCTAGAATCATCTCTTCAATTAGGTGGCCATACAAGAACTTAATCCTAGTATGAGGCATCAACTCCTCACCTTTGTATCCGTTGTAACTATACCACAACTGTCTATCCTTCTTACCGATGTTAGACATACGTAACTTACGATTGTCAAACTCGTGTGCTGTGATGTTATTGATTAGAATATTTTTCACATTCTCACCAAAGTCTTCAATAACCTTCTCAATATTTACACCCTCACCTACTTCTTTTGTATCCATTAAGTGGTAGATGTCTTCTACTAATGTATCAGTGTGTTTCATACCAATTTTCTCCTACTTGATATTCACCATCTAAACGACAGTTTAAATTAAAATCCTCTCCTGCTCTTTGCATACAAGAGACTGCTAGTTGTCCGAATTGCTCTGCTTGGTCTGCTCTAACTTCACTTTGAATTTCATCGTGTACGTTAAGAACAAACTTGTAGTCTATACTATATATTATAGCATATTTCTCTAGTAAAATCAAGGCTTGTTTCATAACTATAGCACCTGCAGACTGCAATAAAGTATTAAGTGCTAAATGTGGTGACCTTATCCACAACTTTCGTCCATCGAGACCTCTAAGCCAACCTTTTTCGCTTCTTTTATTAACCTCTCCTCGAAGAGTTCTAAGTGCAGGCGTATTATCAAGGAACTTTGCTTTAAGTTTCTTACCATCCTTCGCTTTTCCTCCAACGACACTTCCGATTTTTGCATCACCTGCTCCATACAAGAAGGCATAGATGAAAGTTTTTGCTGTATCTCTAGATTGAAGTCCTGCAGCCACTTGATTTGCTGTGTGTATGTCTCCATTTAAAATCTCCTCTGTATAATCATCATCATTCATATAGTGTGCTAACATTCTCAATTCAAGTCCACTAGCATCCATACCTACTAACTTATAACCTTTAGGTACAGTCCACAGTTCTCTACACTCTTTACCATAAGGTGAATAACTAGCAGGTACTTGTGCTAAGTTAGGTTTTGAGTGTGTCATACGTCCCGTTACAGCACCACAACTATTAACTCTACCGTGTACCCTTCCATCAGTTTCATCTATAGCTTCAATCCAAGAATTAACCATAGCTACTCTCTTAGAAATAGTGAAGTATTCTAGTATGAGCTTAGCCTCGGAAATATTTACTCCCTCCAGTACTTTTTCATCTACGATAACTGAACCCTTCTCAGTAAACTTCTTAGGTTTCCATCCGAAGTGTTGTAGGTATTTAGCTACTTGTTGTCTGCTACCTAAGTTAAACTCGGGATAATCTATGTAACCCCAAACACCTTCATCATTAAAATGAGCACCTCGGTCTAATTGTTTCTGATAAGCCACACTGTTAGTACCATCTTTCTTCTTAGGATTCTTAAGTACATTCAAAGGTGTGAAAGTAGGGAGAGGTTTGAATCTTTTGTGTACTTTATCTTCAATATCCCATACCTTCTCTTTCAACTCAGCTAACAAGTTGTATGCTTTACGTTCATTTATTAACATACCATTCTCTTCTTGCTGTTTGATTATTCTGAAGACTTGATGCTCCAGATCGATAGCCTTATCATCTACATCTTCTAATTGTTTCTCTAAATGTCTATATACAGCTTTCGTAACTCTAACGTCTTGTTGACAGTATTTAAGCATCTCAGCGTTAAATTCTTCCCAACCACCACTGTAATCATCTTTAAAGTTTCCTAGTTTATTACCCCAATTTCTAAGGCTGTGTCCACCTTCCAAGGAAGGGTTAGCCAGTCTTGATAAGACCAAAGTGTCTCGTACAGTAGAATCCCACTCGAAACCACCAACCCTACACAAAACAGGAATATCAAAGCCAATAATGTTATGTCCACTAAGAACACATACGTTCTCGACATCCAACCACTCTTTAAATTGTTTGACATTATCTTCTCCTATAAAATTATATACTGTCTTCTCTTCATTATTTAACATCGCACATATGCAATGTACTTTAGTAGCATCTAAGCCATCAGTTTCAATATCAAAAAAAGCTGTTTGCATCTTCTACTACCTCCTTTAATCTTCCCGTATCTGCTGTATATTGAAGTTTACAAGCAGGTCCCGTAAGACCACTAAAGCGATTCTTAATTACTCTTAGAGTAGTCTGATTTCTCACTATAGGGTCTTCGTGTTGCTGATTTCTCTCTAAACCAATTACAATATCACTAAGTTGAGCGATAGCGGCCGAACCTCGGAGTTCTGAGAGGCTCACCTGCCCACCTTCTTCGTGACTCTTACCACTAGGTCTTCTAAGATGAGATATTAAGAATAAGCCTATGCCAGTCTCTTGTACTATCTTTCTAAGGTTAGTCATAATTGCATCAATAGCCTTACGCTCATCATCAAAACCTTCTTGACTAGAGACTACAATAGATAAGTGGTCTAGTACAATCCACTTACAATCATAAGCCTTAGCATACACTCTAATGATATTCAAAAGACTATTCTCAGACATACTACCGAAGTGGTCATAGAAGTAGACATTCTTATCTGCTACTGCTTTCTTCCATAATTCTTTCTTCTCACCTTGGTGTAGTTGATTGCCATACTGTGGGATATGGATTGGTAAATTAGCCTCAATACCCATCAGACCTAAGACTGAGCGTTCGATAGATTCTTCTAGGTGAATGATTGCTAGGTTATCATCTGTCTTATCTAAGATATAAGATTCTAACTCTTTAATCACACTAGTCTTACCCATACCACTACCCGAAGTAATAGTTACTAACTCTTGACCTCTAAAGCCATATGTTAGGCTATTAAGACCGTTCCAAGGATAATCTATACTTACTACATCTTTATTCTTGTTAAGATGTTCCCAAGTATCACTACCTTTAATGATACCTGCAGGAGTATAAGGTTGAGCATTCCACCAAGATTCTACGAACTCTTTAACCTTCCCTAGCATTAATAGTTCATTAGCATCTTTCGCAGGTAGATTACATATCTTAAGTTTGTTAGGGGATATAATATCTCTAACCTTCTCAATACCTTTTTGCCCTGCCTCATCTTGGTCGAAACATAAGACTACAGTCTCAAAACTCTCGATATATTCTAAGTTATCTTTAATATCTCTCTCAGCACTAGCAATTCCATTCTTCAATGAAACTACAGAACCTTTACCTTGTAACATCTCGTGGACAGACATAGCATCTATCTCACCTTCAGTAATAGTTAGGTACTTATTGTTCTTACCACTAAAGATATTCTGTCCGAAAAGCCCAGATCCTTTGTTAGTACCTATGATTCTAAAAGCTTTAAGTTTAGTCTTTCTCTCTTTATATCCAATCAATTGGTTATCTGAGTCATAGTATGGATAGAAGTGTGTATCTATCTTACCATCTTGACCTTTACCTACTGTAACACCATACTTACTACAAGTACTTGCTGATATTTTTCTATCAGTTAGAGCAACTCTAGGTATTCCTCTAGGCTCTATAGTGTTAGGAGGTGAATAATTAGGTTTTTCTATCATATTCTGTTGACTATCTTGTTCTCCGTTTGTTCTAGTTTCACATTTAAAACAATAAGTATGGCCATCATCGTAGACAGCCATACCATTGCCCGAAGTGTCCTTACCAACACTAGCGCATTGGGGACACCTCTCTTTCCTAACTAAACGACTAGCCGAAGAAGTCATTAGTCTCTTCATCTTTAGACTTATAACCCTCAGTACGCTTAAGTACCTTAATAGCAGTTAAGTACGTAGCAACACCGTGCATAGGGTGTTCTTGACCTGCTTTCCATAAGACTTGAACTTCTGATTCAGCACCGAAGTCGTGACCGATAGCCTCGCCTTCAGCAGTTTTAACCATATCGAAAGGTAGAGGATATTTAGTACTAAACTTACGTGCTTTATACTCTGTTCCCTCTTCAGTTTTAATCGTTCTAATCTTAACTCCTTCTTTCTCTAATGCTTTAGCCTCTTTATCATCAAGAGCGACAGTTAAGGTGTACTTACCCGTGTCCTCACCATTAAACTTCTCTGTTGAATCTAAGTATACATATTTAGCGATACCGTTTGTTACCATATTATTTCTCCTAAATGAGACCTAAAAAATAAATAAGTCAGTAGTGGTCTCAAAGTACTAACTTAAGTTACAACTAAGTTGAATCTTCTTTTTGATTCTTAGTAGGAATCTTCAATAGTTTCTTACTAAGAACGAAGAAGAATTATTTTTTGTTTTATCTATAGATATAGTATATCATACTTTTTACCTATAGTCAATAGTTTCTTTTAAATAAATTCCTATATTCTCCAAAATAAGTGTTTACAAAGTCCAGATCTTCTTCTTTAGTGCTAATAGCATTGGGATTACTAGTGATATTACCTAATGACCACTCTCTACATTTTCTACACATATCATAGAACTCACCCGTAAGTTTATCCTTAGAACTAGCCTCAGCATCTGATAGTCTTTTATCACAACATTTACATCTCATATTTAAATTCTCCCTACAGTCATCAAGAATACTCCTTGTGTATATCATAGAGTTCTTCATTATACTCAACTTCTATCTCATTAGCCTTTACAAATGCCTCATATTCTGTCTTAAAGTCACCTAGTGTAACTAGATTTCCGCTAACATCAAATGCATACCAAGAAGGTACATAATCTGAGTATGTGTAATCCAAACCAAGAGTTCCCTCACTTGGTTCTTCCCCTCTTTTTATGATAATGGGTCTTAAATTATCCATTTTATTTTCTCCGTTTGTTATTTTAATAATTACATTTGAGTCAATAGTATTATAAAGTTAATCAATATTAGTGTCTCCATCTCAAAAACTCCCTTTCAGTTTAATAAGTTCTAGTCTAGAGGCTTTAAGTTCATCCTTAAGGTTCGAAATCTCCCATTCTAGGTACTCAATTCTCTCCACTAAGGTGTTAGCCTTAGTAGGTTTAAAAGATGTCTCTAAATCCAAATCTCGCTGTTGTTTGTCATAGACTAAGTTATGTATTCTGCTCATCTTCTACTGTCTCCTTTACTTTAAGTTCCACGGGTTGTCTACTTAGAGACCAACCTTGGTGTTTATACACCTGCGTTAGTGCATCCTCTTCATTATAGTATGAGAACATTATATCACCATACTCATTACATACTAAATATTCAAATGTCATCATTTTTATACTCCTCTATAGTTTCATCTAACCAAGACATAAAATGCTCTGCTTCGTTATCCTCGGACTCACCACTTGCTATCTCATCTCTTACTAACTCCCAAGCCTCCATAATATCGGGAGTTAGCGATGGATATTTCTCAAGTGCCTCATTTAGTTTTCTTCTTGCTAGATTAATCATTCTGCATCTCCTTAAAAATATGTTTAATTACCTCTACTGTCCAACCGTTACCTAACATCTTGTACCTTTGGCTGTTACTAACACTACCCGTATAGTTATCGGGAACTGTTTGTAGTCTCTCACACTCTAAAGGTGTCAACTTACGGTACTTAGGTGGTGTCACCACTATATTATCTTTCTGTACTGTAGATAAGTAGTTAGTCTTCTCATCTGCTCTAACCTCTAACATCTGCTCAGTCTTACCTTTGACTGAACCTTTGTGGTCTTGACGTACACCATTCTCATCTAAACATCTACCTACGATTCTACCACATAATATCTTAGGCTCTCTATTACCTCCCGTACAAGCGTTCAACGTAGGTGCCTTACCACTCTCTGCATATACTCTCTTGATACAGTCGTGACCATTAATATCATCTGCAGTTGCTACGTGATGACATTCAGAGTTGAGTCTACCCTCTATTGTCTCCACCTCCACCTCTCTAAGTGTACAAGGTTTCTCTAAGACACCATAAGGAACACCTTTGTATTGTACTGCTACGATACAACTAGCCTTACCTTCGATAGGATTCTTATGATACTCGAACCTAGGCTTACCATTACGGTGTCTCTTCATATAATCTATTGCTTTATCACTTAAGTCGAACTTAGGGTCAGTACTTTCTTCTAAAATATCACCTAGAATGATACCTCTATCCTCGGGTTGAGTGACATTAGGTATGTTAGTCCAATAGAGACGTACTCGATTCTGAGCACTAACTAAAGATGAATTAATCATAATAGGCTCTACACCTAAGTACTCAGTAATTACATCTTGAAATTCTTTCTTCATACGTACATTCTCTAGTAAGAAGTACTTAGGCTTAAGTTCTTTAAGAAGTCTCACGTATTCGAAGAATAAGGCACTTCTAGGGTCATCAAAGTTCAACTGCTTACCTGCAAAAGAGAATCCTTGACAAGGTGAACCACCAATTAGTAGGTCAATCTTAGGTAAATCACTAGCCTTAAGTTCAACTACATCTCCAACGTGGTGCATATTAGGATAATTCTCTTTAGCCACCTTGATAGCCCACTTATCAATCTCAGAGGCATAATAATTATCTACCTTAATACCTAATTGGTCTAAGGCAATCTGCCCACAAGACATACCATCAAATAAACTTAATACATTCATCTTAATCTTCCTCCTTAGTGTACATAAACATCAAAATAAATAGCATCTTTGTGATGTGTTTGGTAAGCATTTATTGTGCGTTTACCTCTTGCCATTAATGCCACTCTTTTAGGTGTTATATGTAAATACTTCTTTGCATTCTTGTTGTGTTCTTTAACTTGTGCTTTAAGATGTATTAAATCTTTGTCGTCTTTAGTATCTACACTAAAGCGATAAGCTAGAGTACTTCTTTTATTGATATTTTTTAGATATGCCATATTTTGTTTTCCTTTTAGTTGTTAATCCTACGAGTTATTTCGTGAGGGATGTGAGTAGTATATCATAGTTTTTTCATCTGTCAACACTTTTATTCAAATTATTTTCAATTACAACCTACTAGACACTTCTGAACTTTAGAAATACAATTACAACCTACTAGCCAATTTTGAGTTTTCTAAAATATGAGAGTTCTGAGGTTTTGGTAAAAATACAACAGATGTGCCAGATCTGGAAATAATGTAGTATAAATACAACAGATGTACTGAGGTCCAATATTTTTAGATTTAAAGATATTTCAGATTTTAACCTAATGATGGTATTGGCAGCATAAAAAAGTACGCTAGAATCGAAAATATGAAAGCCTAATTATGCAGCTTTTTGCTAATTTTGACAAAAACCGTTAGATCTGGGGATATATGAATTTTTAATGAGACATAAAAAAACCACCTTTAAGCGGTGGTCTTTAGTGGTTAGTGGTTAATTTTTAGTGTTTGAGATAAGCAATATTTTTTATAGTTGAATCCCAACATTTAACACAATCATTACATTTACCGTTATTCTCAAAACTTTTGCAAGTTGCTTTTGCTTTATCTGTTGTAACAGTAGACGTATGTTTGTATTTTGGTGGTTGCTTTTGGTCAATCATCGAACCACTCAAACGAATAACTAAATTTTTTGGTATTTCAATCGGTTGTAAGCTTTCAATCAATGCCTTTTCTTTAGTTGGTAACCAATGCTTGATATCAGGTGTTAGTCTTGCAATATCGATAATTTTTCTTAAATGTTTAAGGTTTTGTAAATCCCCCGAATCGTGCCACCTAAACAATTTTGTTTCTTTGGTTGCTTTTGAGTTGGTTATTAAGTGAACCATAGCTAAAACCCAAAATGGATTCTTAATCGAATTTAAGCGTTTATATTGTGCCTCTGATATTGCTTTATAACGTGTATAGTTTCCTTTTTGTGCGTAACACGTAGAACAAACAGAGTTATTAATTTTTCTGAGTTTTGAGCCTTGTTTACATTCTTTTGCAGGTATAGAATAGCTTAGAGTTGACATTTTAGAGGTTTTAGTTAAACCACCACCAATAATTATATTTGCTTGTTTTAAAGTTTTAATTTCCATTTTGTTTTTATCCTTTTAATAGTTGTGCGCCATATAGACGCACTTAGAGTTGATTATAGGTTAAATGTTGCAACCAAAAAGAATACAACGAATAACAAGATCATTATTAAAATAATGACTTGAGCGTGTGATTATTTTGATTTTTTTTAGTGATAAACCACCAATTATAAGCCTTAGCACTTCGGTACAAAGTTATATAACCTAAATCAATCTTAAAAAATTCTCTATTACGTGATTGTAAGCCTTTAGGCCTTGTTAGTCTATAACCGTTGTTAACGGTTGAACGTATGCCTATAATATAATCTCTACCTAAGAATCTAAAAGACTTTCTACCATTCTTAAGATTAATTTTAGTTGATAATTTTTTCGCTATTCTATAGTTTAAGTTAGTCATAATAATGTGCCTCTTAGTTGGTTAATGAATTAATAGTGTTTTGAATATCGAACTGAATATCCTCTAGATTGTACCTAGTCTCAAAATCTAAATCTAAATCTGATATTTTATCCAGTGATTCGGTTATATGTTGAAACGCAAGTTCTAAATGTTTTAACGCTTGACGTTGTATCCTATCGTGCTGTTTGTCATAATGTTGGATTGTCATTTTGTTTTTATCCTTTTTTATAGTTTGCAATATTGCATTAACAATAATACATAAAAATAATTTAATGTCAACACTAAAAACTAAAATTAATCTTAATACATTTACTGCGTGTCTAAAATTGCTAATCATTCCAAATCTTCGATTTTAGAGACTTTTATTGCTTAGGCCTCATAAGGTATTAATGACTATCTAAAAGTTAGAATTAGATAGTACCTTGCGTGTCGCATTAATGATACATAAGTTACCACTAATGATACAATATGTCTACTAATGATACACCTTGTTGTGATCCTGCAGCTGTTGTGTCTGTTGTGCAGCTTGTGTTGTATTTAGGTCACAAATGTTGTGCTAGAGTGACACTCACGCACACTTTTGTCTCTTTTTTCCCACTTTTGTGTCTTTTTCACTACTTTTGTGGTACTAAAGTTACACACGGGAGGGACCCAGAAGTGTTCACTGAAATTTAAATTTAGGCTCTAATGCAGAATGAGGAGAATTTGAGATTACAGGAGAAATAAACCTGAAAATATCGGAGGAGGAAATTAGAGAACTTAAGTTATTTATTAGAACTGTTGATAAGTCGCTAGACGCTCCATAACTCTGTGGATAACTCTGTGGATAACTTTAGGAGACACGGAAAAGTTAGAACTAGGAGGGACCTTAAGAATCTAGAGAGAACTATTATTCCGTTAGGAAGAATATTTATTTCACTCTAGCTATTGACTTTTGGTTAAAAGTATGGTATAATATATACATAAGGTTGAATATTTAAAACACTCTAAAGATTCACCTAAAAGGCTTCACTTAGAAATAACCTTTAATACATCTTCTTCGTTCTTAGTAGGAATCTTCAACAGAATCTTACTAAGAATCAAGAAGAAGAATCATCTAGGTTTTTATTTAAGTGAGTCTTAAGTATCACTTAAGTAGAGAGGTCTAATAAGATGGCAATGAAGCCTGGAGATAAACGAAGATTAAACAAAGGGAACCCTAAATTAAAGAAGGGAGTAGTCTTAAACCCTAAGGGTAGACCTAAAGGTAGTGTCAATAAATATACTGCCTTAAGTAGAGAGTTAATGTCTACTAAAGGACCAGAGATTGTAGAGAAGGTCATAGAGATGGCTTTAGAAGGTGACCGTACTTGTCTTAAGATGTGTATGGATAGAATCTTACCTACAACTAAGGCAGTAGAATTAAGGTCTTCGGAAAAGTCTGGAAACATTACTATTAACGTAGGTGGTCTAGAGGCTAAAGTTATTGAAGCTGAAGAGAAGAAACCGTTAGAGTATGAAGAAGGTGTCATTATAGATGATGCTAAGATTGAGTCTAAGGTGGTAGAAATTGGCGGAGCTTGATGTCAAACTACATCCAGCACAGTTAGAGATATTTAACTCTAAGGCTAGATTTAAAGTAGTATCTGCAGGTAGACGCTTTGGTAAAAGTAGACTAGCTGCTTGGATTCTAATCATTAAGGCATTACAGTCTGAAGAGAAGGATGTCTTTTATATAGGTCCTACCTTCCAACAGGCTAAAGATATTATGTGGAATATGCTCAAAGAGCTACTTCAGGGGACTGACTTAATAGAGCAGACCCACGAGAATACAGCCACTATGACTCTTACTAATGGTAGGAGGATTAGTCTAAAAGGTTCAGATAGACCTGATACCTTACGTGGTGTAGGTCTAGCTTATGTAGTACTAGATGAGTATGCTAGTATGAGAGTTGAAGTGTGGGAACAGATTATCAGACCTACACTAGCTGATGTTAAAGGTGGTGCATTATTTATTGGTACACCTGCAGGTAAGAATCACTTCTATGATTTATTTATGGAAGCAGAGAAGGACCCAGATTGGGATACTTTTCAGTTCAACTCTACAGATAATCCTCTGATTGACCCTAAAGAGGTAGAAGTAGCTAGAAGGACTATGTCTACACAAGCATTTAGACAGGAGTTCGAGGCTAGTTTTGTTTCTTTTACAGGAGGTATATTTAAGAGTGATTGGATTAAAACAGATGAGGAAGAACCTAAAGAAGGTAACTATGTTATGGCAGTGGACCCTGCAGGTTTTGAGAATGTTGAGAAGGAAAGAGGTATTAAAGGGTCTAAGTTGGATGAAACAGCAATTGCTATCGTTAAAGTCGATGGTGACCATTGGTGGGTCAAATCTATACTTCACGGTCGTTGGTCCATTAAAGAGACCGCTAAGAAGATTTTACAGTCGGCTATTGAAAATGAAGT